GTAAGCCAACTAAGACACTCGATGTATGGATGGAATCTATAGACGATGTTGAAGTAGGTGAAGGAGACCCAAAAGTCATCCAAGAGGAAGCGTAAGCCGACTCTTAGTTGAACTGGCAATAGCCACTCAGATTCCTATGGATCATTGGCAAAGTGCCGAGGATATTCTTACAGCTATTGAAATACTAGAGGAGCGTAATCGTGGCAGATGAATTAGTTGCCTTCGATAAAACGGAACTTCGCCAAGTATTCAAGGCTCTTAAGAATATGGGCGAGGAAGCCAACGAGGAAGCCAAGCGCCAGTCAGGCGCACTAGCTGAGTTTGCTCGAGATGAAGTTATCCAGAAGGCTAACTCAATCCAGAGCAGCAAGGTCGCAGGCCGAATCGCTCAGGGTTCTCGGGTTAAGAAGTCCAGCCGTATCGGAGAGATTACTTACGGCTTCGCTTCCCAGAAGTTCTCAGGTGGCGCAACCACTAAGACAATCTGGGGCGGTTCAGAATTCGGTTCTAACAAGTTTAGGCAGTTCCCCGTATGGTCAGGCCGTGAAGGTCGAGGCTCTAAGGGTTGGTTTATCTATCCAACGCTACGCAAGATTCAACCGCAGATCGTGGCTAGATGGACTGAATCATTCGATAAGATTCTTAAGGAGTGGACATAATGGCAACAGGTACAAGAGCCTTAACGCTCAAGCTGCTCGCCGATGTCGATAACTTTACTAAAGGCCTCGATAAAGCCGATAAAGATGTTGCTACCTTCGGGGATAAGGTCGCTAAGTTTGGCAAGATAGCCGGAGCAGCCTTCGCAGCAGCAGGAGCAGCAGCCGTAGCCTATGCAGGCAAGTTAGCCATTGACGGCGTTAAGTCAGCCATTGAGGATGAGGCAGCGCAAGCCAAGTTAGCCAATACGCTTCGCAATGTAACTAAAGCAACTGATGACCAAGTAGCAGCTACAGAGGATTACATCCTTAAGACTTCTCTGGCTACAGGCGTTGCCGATGATGAACTTCGCCCATCGTTAGATCGCTTGACTCGTGCCACTAAAGACTTAGACAAAGCACAGCAATTACAGACCCTTGCATTAGATATTGCGGCTGGTAGCGGTAAGTCTCTCCAAGCGGTCACAGAAAGCCTCTCAAAGGCTCAGGAAGGCAATTTAGCAGGCCTTAGCCGTTTGGGTGTAGGACTTGATAAGGCTGAATTAAAGACTCTTACATTCGACCAGATAACAGCAAAATTAGCCGGTACTTTCGAGAACCAAGCTTCTAAGCAAGCAGACACATTCCAAGGAAAGTTAGCCCGCCTTACAGTAGCCTTCGATGAAGGCAAGGAAACAGTTGGCGCTTATATCCTCGATGCCATTACTCCTATGGTCGAGGCCTTAGTTAAGAATGTAATCCCTGCTATTCAGGACTTTACTTCTAATCTAGGCGATAAGTTGGCTCCAGTAATGAAGGTTATTCAGCCAATCATTAACGGCCTACGATCAGCTTTCAATTCAGTACGAGATTCTCTGGCTTCTAATAATGCCGAACTTCGCCCATTCTTTAGCCTTCTTAGAAACATTGCAGACTTCGTAGTAACTTATGTCGCACCAGCAATCGGTGAAACTCTGGGCTTGGCCTTTAAGGCTCTTGGCAAAATAATTGCAACTATCATCGACCAATTCGCTAACTTCGTGGATAACATTACTAAGATTTATAACGGCATTAAGGGAATCATCGATGCCGTAAAGGGCGCTGGTTCAGCTGTAGGAAACTTCTTTTCAGGCGCTTCATTCTCAGGCGCTACTTCTCCTTCTGCTCCTTCGACTCCAATGTCTCTAACCCCTACAGCGCCTTCAGTACCACGCTATTCTTACGCAGGTGCAGGAACCACTAATATCACAGTTAACGGAGCAATCGATAGTGAGTCAACAGCTCGACAGATAGTAAGCATCCTTAACGATTCGTCAGCTCGAGGCACACTAGGCAGTCTGGCCTTTGTATGACCCTATGGACACCAGACTGGGCGGTAGAGGTTAATGGGCTAGGCGATGTAACCAACCTAGTCCTATCTGATCTAATTATTACTTCTGGCCGTACTGATATTTATAGCCAACCTATTGCTGGGTATTGCCGATTTACTATAAAGAACTTAGACCAGTCGGCTATTGCCTTCGATGTCAATGACTCAATCGTAATCAAGGTCAAGGATTCGACTGGCACCTATGTGCCTCTCTTTGGCGGAGATATTTCAGACATCGACATCGTGGTGGCTACAGGCGAGCCAGCCATAACCCAGAATATTACAGTTACAGCTTTAGGGGCTTTATCTAAACTGCCAAAAGTGTTGACTCAGGGAGTATTAGCGAAAGACTTTGACGGAGACCAGATTTACGAAATTCTTTCTGGTGTTTTATTTGACCAATGGAATGAAGTTCCAGCGGCAGAGACTTGGGCTGCTTACGATCCTTTAGTTACTTGGGCTAATGCTGAAAACTCTGGACTAGGCGAGATAGACCGCCCCGGTGATTATGAGCTTACAGCTAGATCGGCTGCTACTACCGATGTTTATTCTTTGGTGGCTAGCCTTGCCACTTCCGGCTTAGGCTATATCTATGAGGATGCTTCTGGCCGCATTGGTTATGCAGACTCAACACATAGATCGCAATACTTATCAGCCAATGGTTACGCCTATGTAGACGGCGGTTGGGCTTATGCCAATGGCATAGCAACATCTAAGCGCCTTGGTGACATACGCAATAAAGTAACTATTACCTACAAAAATGGCCAGCAAGAGACCGCCGAGGAACCTAGTTCTATTCAAGTTTATGGAACTCAAGCTCAGAACATTGAGACCAGTATAGAAAACGGCGCAGATGCTTTAAGTCAGGCAGAGTTCTATTTAGACATTCGAGCGTTCCCGCAATATCAGTTTAAGAGCATTACCTTCCCAATGGCTAACCCCAATATTCCAGATGCCTCACGCGACCAAGCGTTTAATATATTTATGGGCTTACCACTAGACATCGAGGACTTGCCTCTCAACATAGCCGATGGCCGTTATCAGGGATTCGTAGAAGGTTGGACTTGGACTACCCGATTTAACGCACTTGATCTAACAATTATTGTTTCGCCAGTTGCCTATTCCCTACAGGCTTTTAGGTGGAACAGCGTTCCCGTCACCGAGACATGGAACACGCTAAGTCCTACTTTAGACTGGAATAACGCTACAATAGTAGCCTGATAAGGAGAATACATGGCAACGACAACTAACTATGGGTGGACTACCCCAGATGACACAAGCCTGGTTAAAGATGGCGCTGCGGCTATTCGTACCCTTGGCTCATCGGTAGATACCACTACTAAGGCACTCAACCCTTCAACCACTCTTGGCGATATTGAATATCGCTCCGCTACAGCTAACACCAATACTCGCTTAGCTATTGGATCAACAGGTCAAGTTCTTACAGTCGCAGGCGGGGTTCCATCTTGGGCTTCACCAGCAGGCGGCGGCAAAGTTTTACAAGTAGTTTATGGAATGTATAACACTCAGACTCTTATCAATAACACCGGCTACACAGACACAGGATTAAGCCTAAGCATTACTCCATCATCAACTTCAAGCAAGATTCTCGTACTTACTAGCAATTTCGTTTATTATGCTGAGTCAAGCGGAAACCCAGGAATTGGTACTCAGATAGTTCGTACATCAACTGCGGTTTATGAGCAGCACCCGACTCAGAATTCTTTAGCCATTGTTGGGCCTGCATCAGGCAACCGAGGCTTGCTAGCTTCTGTAAATATGCAATATCTAGATTCACCAAACACCACTTCTGCAACAACATATAAAACACAAGCTAAATCTAACTGCGCTGCTTACCTTCAATGGGATGGCGGCAAGTCAAACATCATTCTCATGGAAATCGGTGCATAAATGAAGGCTCAAGATATCGTCAAGGCAATCGCAAAGTTACGCCCAACAGCGCAATACACCTTTATCGAGGATGATTACTCAAGCATTGAATGGTTCTCTCTTGAAGGCGATGCTCCAACAGCCAAAGAGATTACAGATGCAATCGCAACAATCAAGAAGGATGAAGCTGCTGCCGCTAAAGCGGATGCTGCAACTAAGGCTGCTCTCCTCGAGCGCTTAGGAATTACAGAAGCAGAAGCCAAACTACTACTGGCATGACCCCAAAGTTATGCAAAGCCGGACAACAGTTAAGGCTTCAGATCGATGATAGTTACCCAGACAGAGATAGAACCTCAGATGGCTGGGTTGGCGATGTCCGTCATTCAGCGCGTACTTCTGACCACAATCCTGATGCAAAGGGTATCGTCAGAGCCATTGATATTGACCGGGATTTATCTGGGAAGGCAAAGCCGGACCTCATGCCTGACCTTGCAGATCAGATACGACTCTGCGCAAAGTCTGACAAGAGAATTAGTTATGTCATATTCCAAGGAAAAATTGCTTCCTCTCGCATGGGCTGGCGCTGGCGCAAGTATTCTGGAATCAATCCGCATAACAAGCATTGCCATGTTTCTTTCACTACAAAGGGCGATACAGACGGTTCGTTCTTTAATATCCCAATGATAGGCGGAACAGTATGAACATGAAAAACCCAGCAATCCTTACAGCAGGTGCGTTCCTAGCTGCGTGGGGAGCATCTAACTTTGCACTTGATTATCGTTCAGTTCTCTGGGCGGTTCTAGCAGGCGTGTTCGGATACGCAACTCCTAAGAAATAATGAGCGCGGTAGATTACTCGGCTGTTGCCGTTGGAATTGTTACTGTTCTCGGCGGCACAGCTGCGTTTCTACAGTTTCTAGTTAAGCATTATTTAAATGAACTTAAGCCCAATGGCGGTTCAAGTATTAAGGATCAGGTTAATCGACTGGAAGCGCGTGTCGATACAATCATCGAGCTGTTAGGTAAGTAACACTTTATCTATGGCAAGGAAGCGACCAGTCATAGACTTAGATACTTATAGCAAACTCGATGCTTACTGCATTGCTAT